GTAAAGATCAATTAGCATTAGCACCAGATCCACAATTAAATTTGAATAAAGGTTTTAATTATGATCCCACTTTAGACCCTAACAGCCCAGAATATCAAGGTCCACAAAGTATGCTAGGTGGGATAGGAAGATTTGCAGAACAAATAACATTTGGTGGTGCAAGACCAGTAACTAAAACTGGTAAAGGGATTTTAGATCTAATGCAAGGTCAAGACGCAGAAAAAGAAATAAAAGATTCTGTTGATCAGACTGGAAATAATGTACTTAATACAGATACTAATAAAAATAATATAATTGGAAATCCTAATTTTTCTATTAATATGAGATTAAATGCTGGAGAGTCACTTTCTGATATTATAAAAAGCAGAAAATAATAAATGCAAGTAACAGATTTTTTACATAAATATAAAAAAGCCTTGAACACTCGTATAGAAGATATTAGTATTTCCTTGACGAGCGGAAATGCTTCTGATATGGAATCATATAAGGCTATGGTAGGTGAAATTCAGGGTCTAACCTACGCATTAGAACAATTAAGAACCCTGCTAGAAAAGGTAGACAATGACTTTAATAGTACCTGAATACGTTTTAAAGCAAAGACAAGCTAAAGAAAAAGCTGAAAAAGAAACAAAAAATAAATCCCTAACAGAAAGAGTACCTCAACCCACTGGATGGCGTATATTAGTTATGCCATATATGGGCAAAGAAACAACTGAAGGTGGTATACATGTACCAGATTCTGTTAGAGAAAAAGAGGCAAGAGCAACAGTTGTTGCTTATGTGGTTAAATTAGGACCACTTGCATACAAAGATTTTGATAAGTTTGGAGAAGCGGGACCTTGGTGTAAGGAAGGCGACTGGGTTTGTATTGGTCGTTACACTGGGTCACGATTCCAAATAGAAGGAGGAGAAGTTAGGATAATCAATGACGATGAAGTCATTGCAACCATTGTTAATCCCGATGACATCAAAACATACGGAGTTTAAGTATGCAAGAAAACATCGAGAAGACCGAGCCTCAAGAAGAGGAAGGTCAAGTAATTGAAATAAACGATGCAGAAGAAAAACAAGAAGAAAAAGTAGAAACAAGTGCAGAAACAGAAACAACTACCGAAGAACCGAAACAAGAAGCTACAGATGCTGATGACTTGTCTCAATATTCGGAATCTGTTAAGAAACGTATCGCAAAGCTCACTAAAAAATTTAGAGATGAAGAAAAAGAACGAGCTGCTGCGATAGAGTTTGCTGAATCTGTTAAGAAACAGAATGATGAACTCAGAGCAAAATTAGATAAATTAGATAATACTTACGTTGGTGAGTTTGATACTAGAGTGCAGTCTCAAGCTGCGGCAGCTAAAGAAGCATATAGAAAAGCTTACGAAGCTGGTGATGCTGATGCTATGTATGAAGCTCAACAAACTATATCTAGAATTGCTTTAGAAGAGGCAAGATTAAATCAATTAAAAGAACAAAGAGAAGAGAACGCTAAAAAAGCTGAAGTAAACGGGGCTGCACCAGCACCAGCACCGACTCAAGCTCCCCCACCTCCTAAACCAGATCCGAGAGCAGAGGAGTGGGCGACACAAAATGAGTGGTTCGGACAAGATCAAACAATGACATACGCTGCCTTTGGTATACATAAGTCATTAATTGAAGAAGATGGTCTTGATCCAAACACAGAAGAGTATTATACTGAATTAGATAATAGGATTAAAAGTGAATTTCCGCATAAGTTTGGAGAGACAAAGAAATCCTCTGGCCCCAGAGTCGCCTCTGCTGGAGCCACCGCCTCAAAGACGGTATCGCCAAAGGGACGCAGAACAGTCAAATTGACTCCATCGCAGATTGCGATAGCGAAACGGTTGAATGTTCCGCTTGAAGAATATGCTAAATATGTAAAGGAGTAGAAAATGGCTATAGATAGAACAACACGAGAAACTAAAAGTCGTGCAAATACTACAAGGAGACAACCTTGGCAACCTCCAGCAAAGTTGGATGCACCTCCTCCCCCAGCAGGGTTTGAACATAGATGGATCAGAACCTCCATTCGTGGTGAAGATGATAAATCAAATGTTTTTTCAAGAATGAGAGAGGGATGGGAACCAGTTAGGGCAGACGAATACGGCCCAGAAGCTGCAAAGTATCCAGTTATAGAAGAAGGAAAAAACAAAGGAATTATTGGTGTCGGTGGTTTAATGTTGGCACGAATACCCACAGA